GAGGCGGTGCAGGCGAATCTGGCGAAGGCGCAATACCCGTTGCTGAACGAGGGGTTCGGTCCGGACAAGCTGAAGGAAATCGTGACGGCGGCGGAGCGGGAGATCCCGAATGCTCAGCTGGGCTACGCGAAGATCCAAAAATATTTCGATACGCTGCTGCACCTCAAGCTGCGGGGCGGGCTGAAGTCGAAGGACGAGGTGGAGCGGATGACGGAGCAGGAGGATTATTGGCCGCTGGTCAAACAAGTCTACGGCGACGGCAACCGGGCGGGCACGAGCTCGAAGGGCGATGTGCAGTCCGGCGACATGACGATCAAGGGCAGCCAGGAGGCGATCGAGGATCTCAATGCGGTGGCGATCAACAAGACGAAGCAGGCGCTGGATGCTCACGCCAACAACCGACTGATGTGGCTCCTCGAGGACGTGACGGCGAAGATCGCCAATGATCCGAAGGTGCCGGTGCTGACGCGGACCATGGCCGGGCAGCAGGTGGTGCGACTGAACATCCCGACGGAGGCGGCGGCGACGCCGGCGCAAATCCGCGAGCAGGTGAAGGCGGCCGTGGAGAAGCACATGAAGCAGCAGATGGGATTCCAACCGCAACTGCGGGATGAGGATCTGAAGTTGCTGGATGCGCTGGAGTTCGACGGGATCTGGCGCCCGACGCGGCCGAATGATGCCAATGTCATAAGCTATCTGCGGGGCGGCGAGCGGCGTTACTTGCTGGTCAATGACCCGGCGATGTTCAATTTCTTTGCCAACAAGCAGGCGATGGATGGGGTGCTGAAGGCGCTCAACTGGATGGCGGGGCCGCTGTCGGAGAATTACAAGCGGACGATCACGCAAAGCACGCCGTTCGCGGTGGCTGGATTGCAACGTGACATGATCTCGCAAATGCTGCTCAACCCGGACGCAATCGGGTGGGTGCCGGGAGGTTCGCTGGTGCAGGGATTGTGGAATAAGTTGTCGGGCAAGTATCCGCAACTGGCACAAGACGGGCTGCTGCTCAGCCGGGTGGAGCCTTCGAGCACGGAGCTGATGGATCATCTGCGGCGGAGTTCGGTGATGCAGTTCCTGACGGAAGGTTTCTACGTGGGGACGTCGAAGGACCCGACGGCGCGGGCGCTCCAGACTTGGTTGCAGCCGAGTAATTACCTGCTTTACACGCCGCTGATCGGATTCAAGTCGCAGGATATTGTGAACCTGGTGACGGGCGGGCGTTTCTTGTCGCCGCTGGTGGAGACCGGGGCCCGAGAGGGCGCGGCGGCTTATGCGCTGAAGATGGGCGCGAAGGATGAAGAGGCGGCGATGAAGTATTGGACGTCGAGCGGGCAGTTCAACGAGCATCCGCTGTCGGCAAATCTGCGGGGCATGATGCGGCCGATGATGTTCTTCAACCCGATGGTGCAGGGCATGCGGAACTTTGCCCAGGTGCTGACCGATCCGGACCCAGCCGTGCGCTGGCGGATGGCGGCGCGGCTTATCCAGGTGGCGGCGATGTCGAGCGTGGGCGCCGGCGCGACGTATATGTGGATGTCCGAGGAGGACAAGGAACGCGAACGCGAGCGGCCGATCGAGGAGCGAATGGGCTATGCCAATGTGGGCGGGTTCCGGTTGGCCTTTGCCTACGGGCCGGAGGGCGTCGTGCAGTCGTTGGCCTGGAATGCGATGATGGATCACCTGCTCGAGCGGCCGAAGGAGATGGGCCGCAAGGAGGCGATGCTGCTCATCAATCGCGTCTTCGACGTGGGCTCGCCGTTGGCGGTGTTCGGTCCGCAAATGACGGCGCTCATGGAGGCGGAGGCGAATTTTTCCTTCTTCCGGCAGAAGCATATCGTGTCGCCGTGGATGTCGGCGCTGCCGGCCAGCGAGCAATACTACATGAGCACGCCGGATTTTTACCGGAAGGTCGGCAAATGGATCGACTACTCGCCGGCGAAGATCGAATACATTATGCGCCAAGCGATCGGGCGCCAAGCGGACGAGACGGTGAAGCTGCTCGAGTCCGTCGGCGGAGGCAAGCCGGTGAACTTAGAGGCGGCGGAGCTGCCGTTTGTCGGGCGCCTGTTTGCCCGGGACCCGATGGGCTTCGGCTCGATGAGCATGCGCAAGGTGGAGGAGATCGACGCCACGCTGCGGCAAATCGACACGCGCCTGGCGGCGAAGGGCTGGAGCACGATCCTGCGCAATCCGGAGTTCCCGGTCGACCAGCTGCCGACCAACGAGCTGCGGGCCTTGCATACGCAGTTGCAATACCTGGAGTTCCTGCGGCGCGGGCATCAGATCGTGCAGAATTGGCCGAGCCTGGGCGGCATGGACAAGCTACGCCAAGACGCCAAGGTCTACGGCATCAGCGAACGCTACATCGAGGAGAAGAACATGCAGGTGGCGCTCACGCGCTACGCCCAAGCCATCCTGAGCTGGAACGCCGACAGCGTCGAGCAAATGGAATCCGTGCTCAAGCTGCTCGACCAAATCCCCGAAGGCACGCCCGAACAAAGGGCCTGGGACTACGAGCAAAGAATCCGCTAAGTGGCACGGTAACTGGCCTGAGTGGCAATCGGACAGAGAGAAACCAGCGGTCCGTAGTCAGATGCTCTATCCAATTGAGCTATGGCTGCAAAATATCTTGTAAGTTCTTAAAAAAGGGACGGTTTGATCTGATGGATTCTCTGATCTTTTTGTAAAATAGTTCTTGCAAGATGCGCGTAGCTGGGCAACCTTGCGCGTATGGAAGTGGACCGGAAAGTGGCACGGCGCCAGCGTAAGCATGGCGAGGTAACTGTTGAGAAACAACCGGGTGATAAGCATTGGTATTACCGGGTGCTGATTCATGGTAAGCGGCGGCGACGAACGACTGGTCACACTGACAAGAAGTTGGCGCTGATGCAAGCGAAGATTATTGCCAAGCAGCTGCGGGCCGGCGGCGATGCGCGGGAAACGATGGCGCGGCCGGGGTATGCGTCTGTCGGGGATATTTGTAAAGTCTGGTTGCAGATGTCGGAGGCTTCGACGAAGCGGAATAATGTGTCGACGTTGCGGAAGTGGGTGCGGTCGTTTGCGGGGGGTGATCCGGATGGGGTGGCGATGACGCGTTGCACGGCGGGGGAGTTGCGGAGTTATTTGCGGGCTTGGCCTGGTTCGCCGGAGGGGCGGAAGTCTACGGCGCGGCAAATCTTGGCGATGTTTCAACCGCTGGCGATGGACTGGTATCGGGATGCGAGGCTGGTGATGCCGGATGTTGCGGAGTTGCGGAAGGTGCGGGTGGAGACGAAGGATGATGAGGAGGAGTTCGAGGGGTTCACTTTGATTCCGGCGGCGGTGCTGAAGGAGATGGATGCGGCGGCGGAGAAGCTGCGCACGTCGGCGGATCTCGAGGAGCGTCGGGTGTGGGCGGTGTATGCGCTGATGCGTTGGTGTGGGTTGCGGAATATCGAGGTGGCGGCTTTGCGGCGGGATTGGGTGGTGAAGGGGAAGCGGTCGCCGTTGCTTCGCCTGGTGCGGACGCGGTTGCCGGATGGTTCGTGGTGGAAGCCGAAGGGCCGAAGCGGGGAGGTGCCGGTGCGGTTGCGTCTATTGGCTCAGCTGCGGCGGGCGCTTGGTCGGGACGGGGAGTTTGTCATACCGCGGGCGAATCCTACGGATGCGCATGTGCTGACGCACCGGACGATCAATGCGTTTGTGCGGCCGTTTATTCCGGAGCGGACGAAGGGAGCGTATGAGTTGCGCAAGCAGTTCGGTGCGGAGATTGCGATGCGGGACGGGATCGAGGTGGCGAGCCGGTTGCTGCGTCACGGTGACATCAAGACGACATGGAAACATTATCACGCGCTTGTTCACGAGCCGGCGCCGCTTTAGTCGCGGCGGCGGTGGTGGGTTGTGCCACGGGACCGGAGGCTGAGCCGGTGCCGGAGGTGGAGCATTTCCGGGATGTGCTGGTGCAGACGATTCCGCGGGGGGCGTATGTGGAGCGGAATAATGAGTATATTGGGGTGGCGCCGATCGCGGTGCGGGTGCGGACGTCGGAGTCGGGGTATCCGCGGGGGGCTTCGGTGGTGATCCGGGCGACGGATACGCCGACGGGGGCGCATGTGTGGCGGAGGCTTCAGCGAGGGGAGCCGGTGCCGGAGCGGTTGTTGCTGGATATTCGGCCTTGGCTGGAGGCGCGGCCGGCGCTTAGTTTCGGGCCATGAAAGCGCACTATCTTGTCTGGTTCTTGGTTGTTGGGTTTGCAGTCGTGGTTGTCGGAAAGCAGGTGGATGTGGTGGTGGGGCTTGAGCGGGCGGAGGAGCCGGGCGGGCCGTGGGTGCCGGTGGTGATCGAGGCGGGGATGTTGCACGGGGGCCGCGTGAATGCGGGGCGGGTGACGAATGATAAGGGGTTTTATCGGTTGTCGGGGGAGTTGATTCCGGTGGCGTCGCCGACGCCTACGCCGACGCCTTCACCGACGCCGGCGCCGGTGTTGCCGGTGTTTGATGGGGTGACGGTGCCGGGCGGTTCGCAGTCGTCGTGGTTCGGGACGGGATGGATGAATGGGTTTGTCATAACGCGGCATGAGGTGACGGGTGCGCAGTGGGAGGCGGTGCGGTCGTGGGCGGTGGCGAATGGTTATGATCTGGCGGGTGCGGGTGCGTGGTCGGGGCCGCAGTTTCCGGTGGGGGGAATTACGTGGTATGAGGCGGTGAAGTGGTGCAATGCGTTGTCGGAGTGGGCGGGTTTGTCCCCGGTGTATGCGGTGGGCGGTGCGGTGTATCGTTCGGGGGTGCGTGATGATGTGCAGATGGTGGGCGGTGATGGGTGGCGTTTGCCTTCGGAGCGGGAGTGGGAGTGGGCAGCTCGAGGTGCGACGCTGAGCGGGGGATATACGTATGCGGGGTCGAATAATGCGGATGCGGTGGCCTGGTATGACCAGAATGCGGGATCGGCGCAACGGGTGGGGACAAAGTTGGGGAATGAGCTCGGGCTCTATGACATGAGCGGGAATGTGGCGGAGTGGTGCTTCGACTTGGCAACGGTGGGGATGACGCCGCGGCGGTTCCGGGGCGGTGCGTATGGGACGCTGGGGGAATTGTCGGTGCGGACGACGCGGCGCGGGGAGCAGCCGGCGGCGGCGGTGAATGCGTGGATGGGGCTTCGCCTGGCGAAGTGGAATTGATGAGGGCGCTGGCGTGGGTTTTGTTGGCGGTGGGGTGCTACGGTGCGCTGGCTTGTGCGTTGATGTCGGGGGTGTTGGGTGCGACGTGGCAAGGGCCGTCGGTGTTTAATGTGTGGGATTACCAGGGCAGACTGGAATGGGGCCGCGGTGTCATAATGGCGGCCGCGTCGGGCTGGCCGTGGGTGCTGGGGTTTGTCGCGTGCTTGGGCTGCGCGTTTGCCGGGGCGCATCTGATGATGCGTGATGATCCGGCGGGGCCTGGCAAGTAAGGGGTGCCGGGCTGCGGGAGTTTTATGCGTCTGCTTTCCTTCGGTTAGGCCGCGGGAAGGTGGCGGCGCGGCGGGCGGCGGCGGCACGGGCAGGGCTGGGACGTTTGGCCAGGAGGGACGCGGCGTTGATGGCGCCTCCGCAATGCGGGCAGGTGTCGGGCGCGTTAGGGGTGCCGGGTGTTTTGCGTTTCATGCGTCTGCTTTCCTTCGGAATATACGGTGATGTCTTTGGTGGCGCGGAGGATCGTCTTGAGTTCGCGGAGGATCATGACGACCAGACCGGGCGGATGTTTGGCGAGGAGATCCCGAACGGTGTCGCGGGCGATTTGTTTTGCTTGTTGTGCGCTCATGGTTGGCGGCCGCTGCCGGCGCCGGGAGTATCCGGCGCCGGGGTGCGGCGGTCAATGGGGGACGGTCTCGAAGTCGGCGAACAACGCGAGGTGCAACTCGGCGTGCCGTTGCATGCGTTCAACCCATCCGGCGCCGTAGCCGTCGTCGTAGCTGGCGGCGATGGCGTCGGCGAGCTCGGCGCTGGCTTCGGTGACGTCGTGGCCGGCGTTGTCGATGAGGCACCAGGCGTCCTCATCGGTGGCCGGTGGCGGCATGAGTTGCCACAAGTCCGGGCTGCCGTCGGCGATGTCGGCGAGGCATTGCCGGGCTACGGTCTCGGCGTCGGGGCCGGTGAAGAGTTCTTCCGCGGTGCGTTCGCCGGCGGCCGCGCCGTCGCGTTCGCCGATGTCGTAGGCTTGGCGGATGAGTTCGAGCTCGTCGGCCGGGGTGATGGTGGCGGGGTTCATTCAAAATCGCCTCCGGTGGCTTTGGTGATGGCGTCGGCGATGACAGCCAGGGCGCCGGTGAGGTGGCCGTCGTTCTCGGGGATCTCGTCCAGGGCGCGGCGGATGTGCGCCCGGGCGATGGTGAGGGCCAAGAGCATGCAAGGCGCCGCGGCGATTAGTCGGGCGTTTGCGGCTGCTTGTTCGCCGGTATAGCCGAGGATCTTGTGCCGGCCGATGACGACGACGCACCCGCCTCCGGGCGTGGGTGATTCTATGCTGTGATCGTCGCCAACAGCCCAAGGGCCGGGCAGGTGGTTGTTGTTGTGCATTGTTTGATGTTCCCGTTTTTGGCCGGGTCGGATCTTCCCGGGTTCGGTTGTTGTTGTGTTGGTCGGCCGGGTGGCCGTCCGTTCCGGGCCCGCGGTGCGGGCCCGGTGTCGGGCGGTCAGCGGCGGCGCTTGGCGGCGCGGGCTTTGCGTTTCTCGTCGCGGATCTTGGCAGCCTTGGCTCGGATGCCGTCCACGTAAAGGCGGGCAGCCTCGAACATGATGCCGGAGGCATCGCGGCGCCCGGCTTCCCGGATGCCGATAATCCCGCCGGGATGCAGCGAGATGACGAGCTCGGGCCGGACGCCATGGGCGGCCGGTGTGGTGCGGGCCTTGCGGGCGATGGGTTTGGTGAGTGTGGTCATGGTGGTGGCCTCCGGTTCAGTTGTGGAAAAACCACGTTTCGCCGTTGTGCTCGCTGGTCGAGTAGTCGAAGCGCAGGCCGCCTTCCCATGTGTGTTCCCAATCAATAGCAATCCAGCTTGGGAAGTCTTTGGGGATAATCCCCAAGTCTTCCGCGATAGCCTCGGCGAAATCTGCCCCGGTGCTATATGTTCCCGCGTAATGGTCTTGAGCGTCGGACAACTCGGCGTTGTCGTCGCCGGTGGCGTCCACGTAGCGGGCGAGCAGCTCGCGGTCGTCTTCGGTCATCTCGAGCCACTGGAAGAGGCGCTCAGGCAAGCAGCTTTCGCCGTAGAATTCCCGAGGGAAGCCCTGGAAATCTTGAAACATGAACTCCGGTTCATGCTCGTCGGCGTGGATCTCGGCGCAGTGGGCGAGGAAAGCCTCGCGGTCGCCGGCAAATTGCTCGAGCTCGACCCAACGGCCGCCGAGGCTGCCGCGGTTGTATTTGTTATACGTGCCGACGTAGACCGCCGGCCCTTCGATGGTGCTGATGTTTGTCATATTTGATTTGCCCGTTTTTTCCGGTTGGCTCTTCCGGTTTGGTTGTTGAACTACGCTGCCAGCATAGCGTGCGCACGCTATTATGCAAGCGGAATTTTCAAATTATTTTTGGGGGGTGTTTTGCCCAGGTCAAAACCAGCTGCCGGGCCAAGGGCCGCGGACGATATTTGCTTTCTGATACTCGGGAAGTAAGATCAAGCTCCCGCATCCTCGGCGGCGCGGGCGGTCGGGTTTCCGGGGTGGTCAAGCGGATACTCGATGATTTTTCCGGCGTGGCTCTTGTGGGTGGTGATGGTGAGGCCGCGGGCCACGGCGTCCTGGATACATTCGCGGGCCATGCCGGCGCGGGTGAGGTTCGAGGCCGCGGCCAAGCGGCGCAGCTCGGCGTCGAATTCCTCGGGAATGGTGCAGGAGATAAATACGGAGCCCTTGCCCGGGCCGTGCCCGCGCCGCGGGCTTTTCGTGCGTTTCATGGGGGTATGGTGGCACCGATATAAATTCCTGCAAGAATTTTCTTGCGTGTCCTGTAGGTTCCTGTAGGAATTGGACTCATGCCCACCAAAGTGCTTGCCCTGCAGGTGCCGGAAGATGTCATAAAGCGAATCGACGAACACGCGGAAAGCCTGTGTTTAAGCCGATCCGCGGCCGTCCGGCTTATCATCATCAATGAGCTCGAGAGGCGCCGCGCTGAGGCGCTCGAGGCTCAACCGGAGGCCGCGGCGTGAGCGACTCGGCCGTCATTTTGTTTTTGCTCGGTTGGTTCCTGGTCGGGTTGGCCGGGGTGTGTCACGAGCTGACGAAGCTAAGCCGGAGGCGCCGGCCATGAGCACGGCGGCCGCGGTGCGTGGTCGTCGGTCAAGCCGGTCCGCGGATCGGCGGCCGGTGCGGGCGCGGTGGATGGTTTATGGCTTTTGCCCGCTCACCGGGCCCTGGCGTCAGGTGGTGCATGCGGCCACGGCGGTGGGCGCCCTGGTGAAGTATTGCGCCGAGCACGAGATGAGCCCGGAGGCGTGCCACGTGCGGCCGGCCTGACCGGGCCCGGGCCTTTTTCTTTTTTTATGGCTATTCAAGAAGCAAACAAAGCGGCGGCCGGGTTGCCGGTGGTGTTCTCAATCGCGGAGCTGGGCGCCCGGTTGGGGCTGAGCCGGCGAACGATCACCGGGGCGCTCTCGTCGGGCGAGCTCGAGCATTATCGGGTTGGCTCCCGGGCCCTGATCCCGGAGCCGGCGGCGGTGGCTTGGCTCGAGGCGCGGCGGATCGGCCGGCGCCCGCGTCTGCGCGTGGCATGATGGCAAAGCGCGGCGCCAGTCTCATACAGGAAGCGGCGGCCGCCCAGGTTGCCGCCCCCGTTCTTTCTTTTTTTTCGGAAATTGAGGAGGCGGAGAAGCGCCTTGCTGACGCTGGGGAATTCACCGGCGAGCGGCTGCACCGGGACCGGCCGGGAGTATATGCGGCGGTCGTCCGGATGGCGGCCGAGGGTCAGAGCATTAGCGCCACGGCGCGGGCGCTCGGGGTGTCTCGGAATACGGTGTGCGCGGTTCGAGACCGTGAGGGGATTTCTATAGAGCAGGACAAAAAGGAATTACTGAAGGATCTTCGCCGGGCGTCGCGGCTGGGTGTTGAGAAGGTCATCGAGCTATTGCCGGAAACGAAGGCGGCGAAAGATGCCGCGATCGTCGCCGCGGTGATGGTCGACAAGATGCAGCTCCTATCCGGCGAGGCAACCGCCCGAGTCGAGCGTGTCGAGGTCCGGCCGGATCAGGTCAAGGCGTTCGTGGATTCCTTGCCGGTGATCGAGGCGGAGCTTGTCGAGGGTGAGCTTGCGACCGGTGTTCCCGGGGAAACGTCCGGACAAAAGGCGGGCAGCCTGGCTTTGCCGGCGCCTGGCCTTGCCTCTGATTCAAGATCAGAGGTTCGGGCCACTGAGGACAGAGTAGGGCAGGCAGGTCGGGCCACTTGCCGGACCACTGAGGCCGCGGCCGCGGTCGAGGGTGCCCCCGGTGCCGGTAGTAGGGGGGGAGGGGGTGCCGCTTCTGATGTCTGTGCCCCAGGGGTGATTGATACCGAAAAACAGAATTTTGGCCAAAGGGCCAATGTCCGCGAGTCCGGTCATGGGGAGCCGGCCGCGGACAAACCTTCATGCAAACGCACACCGAAACCAAAGAAGGGCTCCTCGAAGAAGGAGCGGACTACAGCAAAAAACAAGGGGGGCTCAAAGTGTTGACGCGCACTGGAGTCAACAAGGTCGCTGAGATGCTGCGCCAGCGCCGGCAACAGGCCCAGCAGCCGCTTCCCGAGCCAGACAATGCTCCGATAGCGGAACCCGAAAAAAAAGAAGAGTGGCGGCCGGGCGAGGGGGCTCCGGCGACCACCGGCCCGATCATGGCCACGGCCCTGCGCTCCCGCAACCTCCCGAACCGCAAACGCCTTTCCTGCCTCGTCAACGGCCAAGAGCACGCCGTCCTGGTCCGCGACACCGGCTACTACCGCCAAGGCGAGTCCTTCCAAGTCCGCCTCAACGACCACGGCGAATACGAGGCCGCCATCCACCGCAGTCAGCCCCGCTTTCGATGAACGACCTCGACTCTCCCCAATGGTGCTGCATGTGCCCGCGGCAAGCCGGTTTCCACACCGACATCGGCTTCCTCTGCTCCGGCTGCTTCTACGAATCACAAAAAATCATGACCTGGCTCCTCACGAATCTCGGCTGGCGCCCCATGGACAAACACGAACGCCACGAACATGACCACAAAACAGCCTGATCCCACCGCCCCGAAGCCCCACCGCGCCAGCAAAGCCGCCGACGTCCTCCGCGAGACCGACGGCCGCACGCAGCTCGTCGGCTACCTCGGCTGGCGCACCATCCTCGACCGCCTCGCCGCCCGCCAACCGTGAAAAAAATGAACCGCCGCACCCTTGAGATCGAGCCCGGCACCATCGGCTACCAGCACTTCGACGCCGCCGGCATGAACCGCGCCCTCAATGCCTGGGCCCGCCGCCGCGGCATCACCTGGGAATCCCCCTTCCGCAAACCCCTCGACCTTACCACCAAAAAGAAAGGAACCCCGCGCCATGGCCGGTGATTGGATCAAACTCCGCACAAACCTCCCCGGCGATCCCGCCGTCATCGCCATGGCCCGCGCCCTCCGCGAAGACCCCTTCACCATCGTCGGCCGCTTGCATGCCCTGTGGGCCTGGGCCGACCAGCACACCGACGACGGCGAGCTGCCCTACACCGTCCTTGCCGACATCGACGACGTCGTCAAAAAGCGCGGCTTTGCCCAGCAAATGGTCCGCGTCGGCTGGCTCGAACACCGCGGCACCGACCCCGGCGTCATCATCCCCTTGTGGGAGCGACACAACGGCCGATCCGCCAAAAAACGCTGCCTCGACTCTGAAGCCCAGCGCCGCAAACGCGAAACCCACACTGACATAAACCGAACCATGTCAGAAACCGATTCTGACAAAAAGCGACGCGAGCCTGACCAGAGAAGAGAAGAGAAGAGTTACACCCCTATAGTCCCCGCAAGCGGGGACGAGCCAGACGAGGCAAAGCCGGAAGAAAAACCCGCAAACCTCCTCCGCGCCATGACCCTCTTCCGCATGCGGCCCTACACCCCGCTCGACCGCGCCACCCGCCGCGCATGGAAACTCGCCTCCGCCGCCGTCGCCGCCACCACCGACACCGAATGGCTCCAGCTCGAAGCCTACTACTCCGCCGATCTGCCCGACAAAGACGACTACCGCCGCCGCGACCTCGCCACCCTCCTC